CGGCTTGCACCGCACCGACAACGCGAGGATCATTCATCAGCTTGCGCTGCCTTCCATGATTGCGGCAATGGTTGCGGTGACGGTCCGTAAGCCTGGCAATGCCCTATGACCGCCATAGGCAAAGCCTTTGCCCAGTCGTGCGTGCAAGATCCAGAATGCGCAGGTCCTTAAAGAATGGAGATGCCCCATGAGCCAGATACAAGCGGAAGCCAAGTGCCCCGTCCACCATGCGGTCGGCCGCGGCCCTGTCAATCGTGACTGGTGGCCCAATCAGTTGCGGGTGGACCTGCTCCACCAACACTCTTCCAAATCCGATCCGATGGGCAAGGACTTCGACTATGCGAAGGAGTTCAAGAGCCTCGACTACCAGTCGCTGAAGAACGATTTGCGTGCGCTGATGACGGACTCGCAAGATTGGTGGCCGGCGGACTTCGGCCACTACGGACCTCTGTTCATCCGCATGGCCTGGCACAGTGCCGGCACCTACCGCACCGGCGACGGGCGCGGCGGCGGCGGCCGGGGCCAGCAACGCTTTGCGCCGCTCAACAGCTGGCCCGACAACGTCAACCTGGACAAGGCTCGGCGCCTGTTGTGGCCGGTCAAACAGAAGTACGGCCGGAAGATCTCATGGGCCGACCTGATGATCCTGACCGGCAACGTGGCCCTGGAGTCCATGGGCTTCAAGACCTTCGGTTTCGGCGGCGGCCGACCGGACACGTGGGAACCCGATCAAGACGTCTACTGGGGCAACGAGACAACCTGGTTAGAAGACAAAAGGTACACCGGCGACCGCGACCTGGAGAACCCTCTCGCGGCTGTGCAGATGGGCCTGATCTATGTCAACCCCGAAGGTCCGAACGGCAACGCCGACCCCGTCTCGGCGGCTCGGGACATCCGTGAGACTTTCGCCCGCATGGCAATGAACGACGAGGAAACCGTCGCCCTGATCGCCGGCGGCCACACCTTTGGCAAGACCCACGGCGCTGGGCCGGCGGACCTCGTCGGCTCGGTTCCGGAAGCAACCGACCTGGAAGAAATGGGCATGGGCTGGAAGAGCACCCACGCCAGCGGCGTGGCCGGCGATGCGATCAGCAGCGGCCTGGAAGTCACCTGGACGCAGACGCCGACGCAGTGGAGCAACCACTTCTTCGAGAACCTGTTCAAGTTCGAATGGGAAGCCGTGAAGAGCCCGGCCGGTGCGGGACAGTGGCAGGCCAAGGGCGCTGCGGCAGACATTCCGGATGCACACGACAAGTCGAAGACGCGCGTGCCCACCATGCTGACCACCGACCTCTCGCTGCGCTTCGACCCGGCCTACGAAAAGATCTCCCGGCGCTTCCTGGAGCACCCCGAGCAGTTCGCCGACGCGTTTGCGCGCGCCTGGTTCAAGCTGACGCATCGCGACATGGGTCCGCGCTCGCGCTACCTGGGCCCGGAAGTGCCTGCCGAAGAGCTGATCTGGCAAGACCCGATTCCGAAGGTCGACCATCCCTTGATCGACGACAAGGACGCCGCGGCGCTCAAGGCCAAGATCCTGGCCTCGGGCCTGTCGGTGTCCGACCTGGTGCTGACGGCCTGGGCCTCGGCCGCCACCTTCCGCGGCTCCGACATGCGGGGCGGCACCGACGGCGCCCGCATCCGCCTTGCGCCGCAGAAGGACTGGGAAGTCAACGAGCCGGCCAAGCTGGCCAAGGTGCTCCAGACGCTGGAAGGCATCCAGGGCGAGTTCAACAAGGCGCAATCCGGTGGCAAGAAGGTCTCGATGGCCGACCTGATCGTGCTGGCTGGCTGCGCCGCGGTGGAGCAGGGCGCCAAGAACGCGGGTCATAACTTGACGGTGCCCTTCACCCCCGGCCGCATGGATGCTACGCAAGCGCAGACCGACGTGGAATCCATGAAGGTGCTCGAGCCCGTGGCCGACGGCTTCCGCAACTACCTGAAAAAGGACTATGCGGTTCCCGCGGACGCGCTGCTGGTGGACAAGGCCCAACTGCTGACGTTGACGGCGCCTGAGATGACGGTGCTGGTGGGCGGCATGCGCGCGCTGGGCGCCAACGTCGGTGCCACCAAGCACGGCATTTTCAGCCAGAAGGAACACGCGCTGACCAACGAGTTCTTCGTGCGCCTGCTCGATCTGAACACGAGCTGGAAGGCTGTGCCCGGCGAGAACAACCTGTACGAGGGCGTTGACCGCAAGTCGAGCGAGCGCAAGGGCAGTGCGACGCGCGTGGACCTGGCCATCGGCTCCAATTCAGTGCTGCGCGCCCTGGCCGAGGTCTACGGCAGCTCGGACGCAGAGGAGAAGTTCGCGCGGGACTTCATCGCGGCTTGGACCAAGGTAATGAACCTTGGCCGCTACGACAGAGTCTAGACAATCCTCGCGGTTGCCGATTCGATGTAGCTGGAGGAGGGCGCCGTTGCGAGCGCGGCGCACTTAGCCGCAGCTCGCAGATGCAGGCAAGCAGCGCAGGAGACAACGATGACTGCCAGCTACGTAGAAATACAAGGCGCCCAGGCGGATGTTGACCTCTGGGATGGATTGATTTCGGATCAAAACGCCCTCATCGGCGTCTTGATGCAGAAGATGTCCCAAGTCGGATGCACGGATGCAGCATGGCTCGACGAGCGGATCACGGAGGCGGAAAGCATCGAGAACCGCCTTGTCGTCGGGCTTGACCGCGCCCAGCGCCGACTTCGGACATTGATCTAGTGGACAAATGCCCGTTCAGATGATGAACCACAAAGCGAAAAATACGAGCAGATACGAAGACACCAAGAGCTGAGCGAACTGTTTGGCCATGTGCGTTCTCCAGTGAGGTGGTCGACTGGCGCTGCTTGTTTGCCCATCCTGGACAAAGCGCTTCGTCGTGAAGCCACTGTAGAAATTGCGCCGCACGCGCGCATGAGCGGTACGCACCTTCTTCATGGAGACAAATGCCCCGCTCCGACAAAGCGCCTGCAATGGCGGGTGAACGGGTTGGCCGGCAGCGGGTGCCAGTGCGTCAGGCCAGCGCCCTAGCAGGCAGCGCTTCGGGATCGCGCCTGACCTGCATCCAGGCGCTGCACAGTGCTTGGAGCCCAGTGCATCGTTTGTGGCCGACCGGAAAAACTCGCGTCTGTTGCGAAGTAGCGGGCCACGGCGCGCCCCAGATGTGTGATCTCGCTCACGCTCGCACGGGTCGGTGCCGCGCCGCGTGGTGATGAGAATGCCACCTTGATGTACCCGGCGTTTTCCAGGTGCTTCAATTGGTCGATGACAGAGGTGCCCCAGAACTCCACCGGCAATTGCGCCGCCACGAGTTGGGTGAACAGCGTATGCCCCATGTGCCTCTCCAGTCTTGAGGAGTGTTGTGCAGAGGTCTGGCCGCGCGAGTTATGAAGATATAGGCCATAGCTTGATGTCTTGAATCGGACCCATGAAGCGATGAAAGCTGGGTCACATCAAGCGCGCTCCGCGGGCAAATCGCATCGAGTTCGGCGAGAAGTTGCGGATGTCGCCCAACTTTGCGATCTCGGCAAAGCCCTCTTCGGTGATGCCCGCCACCGTCGCCATCGAGGCCCGGGCGTACGGATCCGCCGGCTCAAGGGTTGTGATCCTGGCTTCGATCAACCCGGTGGCCATGAGAACGGACACATCTCGGATTTCCTCGGGCTCAACGACTTGTACCGGCAATTGGGTGTGGAGAAGCCTCATCAGGAACGAGAGCGGCATTCAATACCTCCGGGTGCCGGCTAACTGTGCCCAACCTGCCGGCTCGATTTGGGAAAGAAATTTTGTTCTCGTGTTGGCTACATTGCAACCAGTCGTATCGGCTCCAGAGGACTCAACCTGTGAGCCGCATCACATTTGCAGACGTGTTGTGATTTCAATTGGTCGTTGTTTGCAACGTTCGTAGTACTGACTCGTGCCGCCAAGCTCTTCGGCATCCAACAACAACAAAGCCTCCAGGCTTGAGGCATTGGAGGCTTTGAAGGGTTTTCTCGGCGGACGGGATGATCCGGTGTCGCACCGCGCTGACGTGCACCACCATCGAGAGAACACTGGCTGTCCTGTTGGGGCAGATGCTCACGATCTTCGCGTAGATCAAACAAGACCGGGGGCCAACGGGGTAGCTAAGGAGCGCTCTTCAGTTCGCAAGAAACCGCTGAGAATGCAACTGATCGTGGTGACCGATCCCGCCACCGCCAAGGTGCGCACGGCCCCGCGGCTGGCCGCCCCATGAGAAACTACCGGCTCGATGTCGCCGATATCCATCCCGAGGTGACAGGACCGGGGCGTCCCATGCAACGCCGGTTCCAAATCAATGACGGATAGTGCTAACTTGTTGAATCTAAAAGAGAAAATCGTCTCCGTCGCGCCCATGATGGATTGGACGGGTGATCTGAAGAAAAGCGTTATGAATCAACAGCTTGGATGAAAAGCAAATCGGCCATGTGGCTCAAATGTGGCACTTTGACCCCTCCCGAAGGACTGGACCGACACACCATCCGCGGTGCCCACTGTCGGTCCAGTCACCACAAAAGAAACGGCCCGCATTGCGCGGGCCGTTTTCACTTGTCTTGGAGCTGCTGTAGCTCTTTTCGAGCCGCCTGCTGTCGATCATCAAGGTACTGGGCGAGGTCCTGAATGCCCACTCCCTTGGGTGACTTCTGGCTGCTCGGGTCCGTGCGCACCAAGGGCAGCCTGATCTCTCCCGTCGTGCACTTTGCAGCCAGCTTCTTCACGTCCAGGTGACTGAAGAAATCGCGCTGCACCCACTCAAGCGGAATGACGGGGCGGGCGTCGTACTGGGCCATCAGCAGGAAGATCGTTTTCATGGTGTCTCACTTTCATTCGCCAGCTGTAGCAGCACGTTGGCATGGGATGGCGCGCCCGGCCTGCAGCAGCCTAGGAACTTCTCGCGCGATTGCATCGGCGACGCCGCGCGCGGCATCGAGTAGCAGATTGGGCCGAAGCCGGGCGTGGTCAAAGCGTGTCCTCCGCCGGCGGGTTCATGCCGTGCCTGCAGTTGGCGCGACAGTCGGCATCGCCAACACCGCCCGGCTCGCCGTAATCGTGCTCGCCGGTGGTCAGGTCGACGAAGACGGCCTGCGAGCAGTCCACCCAGCCGATGGGGCAGGCGCGGCCACCCTCGAACTCCCAGATGCGGCCGCTGTGGAACGTGCCGTCCTGGCCAGCGAGTTGGCGCGCGGCGTCGATGAGTCGAGTCAACTGCGTGGTCACGGCAGAATCCTCCGAAACTCAACGCACCAAACCCATGGGTTCGCGGCCCAGCTCGTGGTGTCGGGATGCTTGTCGAGCCATGCCTTCACCCGGGCGTAACGCTTGCTTTTTGGATTCGCCGGTAGCGCAGGGCGACCGGCAGCGTTGAGCGATTCCCACAACCGGCGATACTGGGCAATGGGCTGGTTGAGTGCGTTGAAGCAAGCTCGCTCGCTCCCTTCGGACCAGACATCCATGGCCTCCAGGGACACGGCGCTCATGGCCTCGGGACGCTCAATGCCTTCAGCGACAGCATCGGCCTCGCTGATGTCCTGCAGGCGCTCGACACGCACGCTGATGATCTCCAGCTCCATTCGGCATGCCCAGCGCGGCATGTGGATGCTGGGCTTCCATGGGCCGTTGCACTCGTCGTCGGTGGCGCGGTACGCGGCCGTGGTGCACTCGGGATCGATCTCTCTCGGCGCCCACGCCTCTCGCACCCAGAGCCGATCGCCCGGCTGGCCATAGGGGCAGCGCTGCTCGCTGACGTGCCACCATGCCGGGCCGGTGTCGTCCTGCAGCCAGCCTTCTTTCTCGCCGCCAAGGCCGCCGTACCAAGCGCATCCCGGCGGTAACTTGAATATGCGCCGCGTTTGCGTCTTGCTGCCATCGAGCAGCGCGCGCACCATCGGCGCGCTGAACAGGATCGGCCGCTCTTTGAACGCCGGCACTGGCGGGCACGGCCTCGTGCTCACGACTTCAGGCGGCGCCATCGTGTGCCTCCCGAATGTCGATGATGGGAACGTAGTTGCCCTGGGCCAATGGAGGCAGGGACTTTAGGGTGATGGTCACCACCAGGCCGTGCTGCTGCGCCCAGTCGACCAGCTGCTGCGCGTGCATCTGCACCGCCTGGATCTCTTTGGCGCGGATGCGGTCGGGTGAGGTGTCGAGTAGATGCATACTGTCCTTTCAACCGACGGAGGTAGGCATGGCGTTCAGGACCATGGAAGAAGTGATTGCGTGGACGGCCGAGCGCGACGATCCGGAACTGGCGCTCCGAAACGGCCTTGCGCAGGGTGTTTGGGCCGACGATCGCAGCAGGGCGCTGGCTAGTGAATGGATTCGCAGCGCTGAAGCAGCTCGAAGTTCGGCGGCCGAGGCCATCGCTCTCGATGCGGCAACTCGATCCGCAAATGCCGCGGTATGGTCAGCCCGTTGGGCAGGACTCGCGGCATTCGTGGCGATTGCGGCGCTGATCGCCGCGGCGTGGCCCTCGAAGTAGGCGGAGTTCACCTCTTGGAAGAGTTGGGCGAGCGCGCCGATACTGGTGTCCTTTGCACAATCGAGATCACGATGGAACAGCAGCACACCTACACAGACCTTCGAATCGAACACCGTGGCTACCTGATATTCCCGCGTGCCGGCGGTGCGCCGGGAATGTTCGAGGCGTTCGGTTATACGGTGCGAAACGAAAAGGGACTCGAGGTTTTCACCGCCGACAAGCTGAAAGGCGAGTTCGCTACGCACCAGGCGGCGCTGGATGCGGCGGTCGCAGCTGCTCGTGTGCGCATCGACAAGCGGCTCGACGAGCCACTTGAGGACTGACATCGGTTCGATCGCCTGGCGCGCTACGATGCGCGCCCAACGAGGAAAACCCCGATGCCGACTCCTGAATACTGCCTGTTCGGATTGAACTGGTGGCCGCTCTGCATGACGAAGGCCGAGTGGTCCGGATGGGCGCAAGCGATCGGCGCCGCGGCTGCGATCTTTTTCGCGGTACGGATCGCAGGTACGCAGGAGCGTCAGCGCCGACGGGAAGCGGTCACCGTCGCCGGCGTCACTGCGGCGCTGGTCACCTTCATGCTGATCGAAATGCGAGCGGCAGTGCTCAACGTACAGTCCGTCAATCTGCGCTTGGCGAACCAGCTGCCACATGACGGAATTCTCGAATTCCTCGGCGCAGCCAATCGGTTCGTTGCAGTGCCTCTTCCGTCCGAAGAGCAGCTCGTTCGGCTGAGTGCGTCGCCCCATACCCATGCCGCCCGCCTTGCGGAGCTGTGCACCCGTATCACGTTCGCGAAGCAAACCGTAGCTCTCATCGATCTCTCGAGAGATGACGAGATGAATACAGCCGAGTTCAGTGCACGAGCGGCGGCCATCGACCAACTCAATCAGATAGGGTTTGATCTCGTGGCGGCTCAGACGGCACTTGAGGAGTTCCGTAGTGCGCTGACACTCTCTCCCGATCTGCGATCGCAGCCAACTGAGAGTTGGGAGCATCTTCAGCATCGTCTCAGCCTTCGCGTTCGACTGGCCGCCAGTCGCTGGCGCCGCTGAAAGTTCGCCGGCGCATCTCACGCTGTTGGCAGTCCACGGGCGCATCAGATGCCTCCCTGGACGGCCAAAGCCATCGCCACGTCGCGCACCCAGATCGGCTGCGCGGACAGCATGAACGTCTCGCCGCTCCAGGCCAACAGCAGCGTGGTGCCCATCACGCCCGCGATTGCGCAGGCGGCGTCGCTGGGCACGGCGTTGCCGATACGCTCGCGCCATGCCTGATCGCTCAACCCGTCCAGCTCGAAGCGTTCCTCCGGATCGAACAGCGATTGCAGAGCTGCCAGTTCCAGCGTGGTGAAAGGGCGGTGCCAGGTGCCGTCGAGCGCCTGGATGCGGCACACCACCTTGTCGGCCGCGGCAGGCATGCGCGGATCTGCGACGCTCCACCGGCCGTTGTCGTGGCCGGCTGCCGCGCTCACGGCGCCGGCGGGCTCGGTCCACGGCATCACGCCGTAGTGACCGGCCGTCAGGTAGTTGTCGCCCTTGCCGCGCTGGATGCCGCTGCGCGGGTCTGCCACGGCGAATGCGCCCTGGCCGGTGGTGCTACCGCTGATGACCGTGCCGGCCGCTTCGTCGAACGCCGTCACCGAGTACTTGCTGAACGCGAGGCCGGGCTGGCGAGGATCTGCTACCGCGGTGCCGCCGGCGGATGGGCCGGTGCCGGCTGTGACCGTCGTGCCCGGCTTGTCCCACGGCACCACGCGGAACACGTTGTTGTGGCGCACGCCGCTGGCGCGCGGGTCCGCCACGCTGAACGTGCCTTGGCCAGGCGACTTCACGCCGATCACCGCGCCCATCGGCTCGGCCCAGTCCAGCACGCCGTACTGCTGGTACTGCAGCGCGGCCGCAGGCGCGCGCGGATCAGCCACCGCGAACTTGCCATTCGACGGCAGCGACTCTCCCGCTACGGCGCCGCTGGTCGCATCCCAGGACGTGACGCCGTAGCCGGCTGCATAGAGCTGCTGACGCGGGTCAGCGACCGAGAACGCGCCGTTCAGTGGGAAGCTGCGGCCCGCAACCACGCCTGACGGCTTCGACCACTCTCGCACTCCGAGGGCACCGCCATGCATCTCAGGAACGATCAGGTAGTCGCGCAGGTGCCCGTTCTCCACAGCCAGCTTGTTCAGGCTGCGCCAGTCGCTGCCGGCCTCGACGAAGGCCAGACGCACCCAGGTCTTCCATTGCAGCGCGGGGATGCGGTGCATCGGGCCTGCGCGCATGTCGCCCGGCATCAGCATCTTGCCCAGCACGTCGCCCACCGCACGCAGGGGGCGCTTCTCGGGCTCGTACAGGAAGGGCGGCACCTTCTCGATGTGGCGCGCCACCAGCAGGAAGCGCTTGCGACTTTGGGCCAGGCCACCGATCTCGCCGCAGTCGTGCGTCGTCTCGGCCACTGCGTAGCCGTAGCTGCGCAGCAGGCCGGTGATCTGGTCGAGCAGGTGCCGGCCGCGCGTGGCGATGCGCGGCACGTTCTCGAACAGGATCATTTCGACCGGATCGTCTTTCCAGGCCTCGAGCATCAGCCACACGCCGCGCAGCGTGAGCCGGTTGAGCGCCTGGTACTTGTCGGTCTTGCTCTTGCCTTCGGACAGCAGGCCGCTGAAGCCCTTGCACGGAGCCGAGAGAAAGATGATGTGCGGACGCTCGTGGCCGGCCGCGCGGTGCACGTCGGCCACCGTGGCCTCGACCCATGCGGCCGGCGGCGTGCGGCCGTGAAACGCCTCGTACTGGCTGCGATCGAAGAGATCCAGCACCGTGCCCTGGACACCGGCGAGCCGGTTGAAGTCGCGGATGGCCGCCGCGTCGACATCGATGCCGCCGATGCAGCGGAACTTCGCCTGCGTGTTGCCAACGCGTGGATTGGCCTTGTTGAAGCCGCGTGCGCCGCCGCCCAGGCCCACGAACGCATGAAAGTGCCTGATCTCAACCGTGTTCATGCCGCACCGCCCGTCAAGACAGCATCGGCGCGCTCGAGGCGCTCCAGCTCGCTCAACACCAGCGCGCCGGCCTTGACCAGTTCATCCCACCGATCGCTCTCCTTGGCTTGCCAGCCCTCGGGGCGGATGGCCTCGCCGAAGGTCGCGCCGTAGCCGGTTTCCGAGGCCGGCCAGTCGCGGGCGCCAACGGGCATGGCGTAGTAGGCGGCCATGGCGGCGAGTTCGTCATTGACGTGCTCGTCGTCGTGCTCCGGGGTCCAGCCTTCGTCGGACTGCTGGCGCAGGCGTTCCGCGATGACAGCTTTCAGCGCCTTGCTGGTCATGGTCCTGCACGTGCCATCCTGCGAGCGCTTCGCATGCGCTCGCATGGCGTCGTCGACCAGCACTCGCCAGTCACTGTCGGAGGACATGACGAACGGGAAGATCCCGACCTCGATCAGCGCTTCGCACGACATGGTGTCGATCAGCCACTTCAGGCGGTCGCCATCCTGCGGTTCGCCAGGCTGCGCGGCTGCTGATGCGGCTGCCCTGGAATCGACCAGTGCGTTGATCTTCTTGCCCAGCGCAGAGGCGGATCCCGCGTCGTGCCGATATGACGCATTGCCGTATTGCACGATGAGGGCACGCAGGTTGCTGGCGTCGTCAATCGGGGTGGCCGGCCTCGCGTAGCCGCGCACATGAATGCCGTTGACGCGCTGGATGGTTGGGCGCCAGGATTGCTGCTCCATCCAATCGCGAATGTGCATAGCGGTGCGGTAATCCACTCGCTCGATGCCGAGCGCGGCTAACAGCTGGGCGGTGCTCACGAACTCCGGCAGGGGGGTGAACAGGGCGGTGATGGGCTGCGCCAGGTTGATGATGGCGTTCATGACTGGCGCTCCTTGATCATGTCGGCCGTCACGGTGATCTCGCGCACGTTGCGCACGGAGTAGAAGCTGATGTCGACGTTGGCGTCGAGCCATGCCGCGACCATGGCCTGCAGCTCCGCTACCTTCGGCTTCGCGAGATCAGGGAAGGTGTCGGCGTACTCGCCCACGTCTTCGTAGGCGCGCTCGCCGATGTCTTCGAGCAGGCTGTCGACGCTGAAGTAGTGGCTGGCGGCTTGACGGACGGCATCCGCCTGGTGGATGACGCGCCCTTCGGTCAGGCCTTCATCGCCATCGATAGAGTCGAGCGCTTCGTGCAGCTCGGTGTAGCGGAACTCTTCCCCGTCCGTGCTGAAGCACTGTTCGGGTTCGCTGGCCGGTACCTCCGCTGGTGCGGCGGCGTCATGCACAGGGCATCCCGCTTCGGGGATGAATCCGAACTTGCTGTCATGGCGGCACGAGTGGCCGCAGGGCATGCTCGCACTGAGCACCGCGGCAACGGCCGCCCCCATCCTGCTGCGAATGAAGTTCCTCTCGGCTTCGACCTTGTTCACGCCGAACCACGCAGCAATGCCGGCGTCCAGAGCGTCTTCGTGGAATTTCTGAGGGATCGCGAAGAAGCGGCGGTCCTCTGCGCCCAGCTTCAGTGGCTGCGCCTCGCCGGTCAGATAGATGAAGTTGGGCGTGGTCATGGCTGGATAGCCTCCATTTCGGTGTAGTCAGCAATCAGGGAGAAGGAAAGGGTGTCGGGCCGTACTTCCCAGGCGCGGTCGCCTTGGGGGCGCAGCACTTCGGCTTCGACGCCGTGCGTGTTGAACACATCGACGCCTTTGCGCAGGTCGGTCTTCAGCTGCACGCGCTGCCCGACCGTGAAGGCGTTGGGGTTGGCCGCTGCCTGCATCTGCTTGGCGATCTCGGCGGTGGCCTCGGCCGCGCTGGGCTTCGGCTTGCGCGCGGGCTTGGCGGGCGCAGCCTGGGCGCGCACCGCAGCGGCGGCGCTCTCGACCTTCTTCTCGCTGGCCGCCTTCTTCATGGCGGCCTTCACGCCGGCCTTGATGGCGGCCACGTCGATGTTGAAGTCCTTGGCCACGGCCTCGATGCGCGCAGAGGCGGTGGCCTTGCCGGTTGCGCCGTCGACCAGCGTGCGCATGTCGTGCTGTACCAGCAGCAGCATCAGCACGCGCTCGCATTCACCCTCGGGACAGGTGTCGATGTGGCTCTCGATGGCCTCGCGCGGGGCGACCTTGCCGAGCTTCAGCAGGGCGCACACGTGTTGCCGTTCTTCGGTGCCGAGGCCGTCGACCAGCAGGTGGGCCACAAGGCGCTGCACCGGTGCGCTGAAGCCTTCGCCCAGGTCGGCCGCGAGCGCTTCGTCGATCCGCTCGACCGCCTGTTTGCGCCAGATCTGTTCGAAGGTCTCCACGCCCTGGCGCTGTGCCGCCGCCTCGCTAGTCTCGACCGTGGGCGCTTTGGTGATGCCCTGTTCCTTGAGCAGCTTGCCGACCTGGGCCGTGGGCAGCACTTCGACCAGCTCGTGCGTCTTCGGGTCTTCGATCAGCGTGGGCGTCGGCATGTCCTTGCCGAGCACCTTGCGCAGGGTCTTCATCTGGCCGCCGAGCGCCTGGTGATCGTCGACCTTGGTGTAGCCGCGCAGCGTGTTGCTGTCGGGCATGATTTCCTTGGCTTCGCGGCCCGTGATGACCGTCTGCCCCTTGGCCTCCGCCGCGGCGCGGATCCGCACGTAGTGCGCTTCCTTCTTGCCGGCGAAGCACGTGGGGTCGGTGCAGGTGTCCGCGTGCGCCACGTCGTCGAACAGCTCGGGGTTGGCGCCCGAGCGCTTCGGGCACGTGCGGCAGCTGCCGGCTTCAGGCACCAATGTCTCGTCGGTGATCTTGAACGGGGCGCTGCCGAGCCGCAGCATGTAGCGCTCGTCGACGTGGGCCTTGGCCTTGCGGAAACTCATCGGCTCGCCGTGGAAGTCCGGCGCGGTGATTTCCTTGAGCACCTGCAGCTGCAGGTTCGGCTGGCGCATTGCCACCAGTTCGGCCGTCGACCGGGTCAGCTTGCCCTCGTAGAAGGCCTCCCGCGCCTCGGGCTCGAGGTTGAGCAGCGCCAGTCTCTTGTAGACATAGGAGCGGCCCTTGCCGATGCGGTCGGCAATGTCTTCGGCCGACATGCCCAGCGTGTCGCGCAGGCGCTCGTAGCCCTCGGCTTCTTCCATCGGATGCAGATCGCGCCGCTTGAGGTTCTCCACCAGTTGCAGCTGCAGCATTTCGGCATCGGTCAGGCGGCGAATCAGCGCCGGCACCATGCGCACGCCGGCCAGGGCGCAAGCGCGCCAGCGCTGCTCGCCGGCCACGATCTCGTGCGTCGGGCGCGGGGCATCGGCGCGCCGGTCGGAGTACGTCTCCGCCATGCGCGAGCCCGGCAGCGGGCGCACCAAGATCGGCTGCGCCACGCCCTGCGCCTTGATGCTTTCGGCCAGCTCCGTGATGAAGGCATGGTCGAAGTGCTTGCGCGGGTTCGTCAGGCTGGGGACGATGGCGGAGTGGGGTAGCTCGGCCAGGCCGGTGGGCGCCGGCTCCGTGGCTTGCACATCCCCCTTCACGCCGGACTTGCGCAGTGCCTTTGAAGGCACGGAGGCCTTGGCGTCGACGTCGGCGGTTGCCGCCGCGTCGCCGCCGCGGCGCTTTGCGTTGTACGCGGCGATCTTCTCGGCGTTGCGCTTTGTCCAGTCGGCGCGGTGGGCCTTCTGGCAATCGCGGCAGTAGCGCTGCAGGCCGTCCGGATTGGCCTTGTTGGCGGCGAAGGCGTCAAGCGGCAGGAGCACGCCGTGACAGGTCTTGTGGGTGGCGGGTTTGGTCATGACATGCTCGGTTGATGGGAGACGGCGGCTTGCGCCGGCTCAAGGGCCTGGAGATCTCGCAGTTCCTGCTGCAGCAGGGCGACCTCGGCCAGGCGCTTCGTCAACTTGGCTTGCCTGGCCAGGAACTCTTTCGACGGGCGGGGCGGCGCCGGCGGCGGCACGTAGCCGGGCAGCGCGAAGGCGGCGCGGCCTTCGACCACGATGCGCAGCAAAAGGCCTTCCTCGAGAGTCTTCTTGAAGACGGCCGTGGTGCTGCTGGGCGGCATGCCGAAGCGGCGCGCGACCTCGGAATAGGTCATGTGTCCGCCATTGGCCTGCAGGTGGGCAAGCAGAAGCGCGGGAATGCTCCCGGCGCGCGGCAGGTAGGCCGGCTTGGTTCGTCCCGACGTGTGGACGGCACTGTTGGCGAGCGCCGCCTGCGGCGGCGTGCGCCTGGCCCCGTTGAACAGGCTCGGCAGCGCAAACGCGTTGTAGGCGCCTGGCCGAAGGCACGTGGCCTGCAGCTCGGCGCCGCTGTAGCTTTCCGGGGAGAAGGGCTGACGGGGGCCGGCGACGGTGCAGATGACCGGCGCCTTCTCTTCTTCCACCGCGGCCTCGTGGGCGTGTTGGAGGGGCGAGTTCATTCGGCCACCGTCACTTTCGCGGAGGGGATGCCAGTCTCCAGGGCGAAGAAATCGCTCAGGACCAACTGCTGCAGGTGCCGGATGTCGTACGCGTTCGCAATGACGATGCTGGGCTTGAAATGCGAGCCATCCGTGGCGCTGACATGCTTGCCTTCCGGGGTCGTATCGGGATTCACGCCGGGGCGCGTCACCTGCCAGAGTAGGCCTCCCATGGCATACAGCGTGTCGACTTCATTGGCGAAGCGGCAATCGGTCACGATGAGGCGCATCGCGCCGTCGCGCTGGTAATCCACGACGCGTTGCAACAGTTGCCGTGTCCAGTAGCGTGGGTCTTCAGTGCGGCGGTACTCCGTGGCCCACCACTGCATGATCTGCCGCGGTGATCGAGGTGCCGCCAGGAAGATGGCCCATTCGGCGGCAGTCTTCGGCGCGTCGCCCCGGACCGCGAGCGTGGCGATCACGGCATAGAGGAAGGGCCGATGCGTGCACTTGCTAAGTGCGAGCGCGTCGGTCGGCTCGTTCTTCGTCGCAGGGTCGGTCAGCAACCGAATGTCGATGCCGAAACCCTCGGCGACTTCTACGCGCAGTGCGTCGGCGAAGGCCAGCTTGCGGAAACCGCAGTGCGTGATCAGCAGATCGGCGACGGTGTCTTTGCCAACGCCTGCGAGGCCCGTAAGGCCGATGATGTGTTTCTTCATGAATTGCTCGTGCAGCCAGGCGCTGCGGTGGTTGCGGATTGGGGAGCGGCGGTGGGATCGACCTCGGTCTTCGGCCATCGATCGGGGGCGAGCGCGCAGCTGGTGACGGTGGCCGTCAGCTCGTTCAGCACGGGGCGCACGCGGTCAAATTCGAGGTTCAGCGCCTGGCCCGGCTTGAGCCGCGCCTCGTGGATCTGCACGAACAGGGCGGCATCGGACCCGGGCCAATAGGCAGTGACCTTCTGCACGCCGCGCTTCGTGCGCTCCACCAGCGGCAACATCCAGACAAGGGTGTCGCCGCCGGCGGGCGAGATCGCGTGCGCAGGGCTTGGCCGCCCGCAAAGAAAGAAGAGGCCGGAGGCTTTCATGGCGTGTCTCCAAGACGGGCGACAGGCCTGGCCTGCGCGAGCGCATCGGCCTTGTCGCGGGCTACCGCTTGCGCGGCATCGGTGTCGCTGGGCGCGTCGAGCAGGTGCGCGATGGCCGGGGCGACGGCGAACAGAATGAATATCAGCAGGGCAATGGCCCAGCGGGGGAGTGCGGCCAGGTTCACGATGTGGCCCCTTCCCGGGCATGGGCAATGGCATCGCGTAGTCGCGCCGCCTCTGCTTGCGCAGCCGCGATCAGGGACTCGCAGGCGAGCAGGCGCTCTGCACGTGTGCAGGCGACAGCGAGCGCCGTGTTCGAGTCGTCGATCGTCGGCGCGCGCAGGCAGAAGCCTTCGCACGCGTCACACCGACGCCCCGGCGCGTGCTGCGCGCTCACGATGCGCTCCCGGTGGCCTTGGTGATGGCGGCGACAGCTTCATGCAACCACGCCGCGCTGCGGTTAGCCAAGAAGGCTTTGGCGTCGCTGCGCTGCGCCTCGGTGAAGGGCTGGCCGTTGTCATCGATACCATCGGCCAAGATCAATCGCGCCTTATCGATGCGGACGGCTTCCCGTGCCACGGCCAGCAGCTCGGGCGCGGCGTCATGCAGGCGTCGCTTGTTCTCGGAGGTGATGTAGACCGCGCAGGGCTGGCGCAGGCCATGCTGGACCCCGGGGCAGTCCCCGCAATCCGAGACGCAGGTGCACGGTGCCAATAGCGGCGCGCTCACGATGCTTCCTCCAGCACAAGGCCCTCGCCGGCGAGTGCCTCGGCCACCGCCGCCCGTGCCTCTTCACCTTCAAGGATCGTGACATCGCAGCCGTCGAGGAACAGCTTCGTGTCGAGCGCGAGCAGGCCGGCGTTCATGCGGCACCTCGCCCGTGCTCGAGCTGCCAATCACCGCGGGGGCCTTCGCCGCGCACGATGCCGGCGCGGCGGCTGTAGACGACGCTGTAGCCGATGCGTCGTTCGGCCAGCGCACGAGCGGCGCGCAGCATGCCTGCAGCAGCGCGGCGGCTGATGGCCCGCGAGCCGCTGGCAGTGCAGAGGCGCAGGGTTGCCTTGCTTGCGGCGCTCACGATGCGTTGCCTCCGCAATCGCAATCGCAAGCGCGGGGAGGCGCTTCGAAGCGCATCTCCGACTCGACATTCGCCCGAACCGTTGCCACGTCCAGGCCGAGGAACAGCGCCTGTGCTGCCGTCAGTTTCTCGAAGCAGTCGGTCAGCGGGCAGAAGTAGTACGCGATGCGCGGATCCCGCGTAACCCGCCTGAGCACGGCATTAATGGCGGCCTTCGCCGCGACGAGCTGCTGGGCCTCGGTGGCTTCGGTGGCCTGGGGGGCCGCATCGGGTGCGGCTGGCGTCGCCGTCGTCATTTACGCCCCCGCGTGCTCAATGCGCTCGACGTTGGCGACCGGGCAACCGGTGACGTGGTGCGCGGCGCGCTGGGCGCGCTCGGCGTTGTCCGCGCGCAGCTGCACGAACGGCAGGATGCCGTTTTCAGAGGCGACGGGATGGCCGAAGCGGTCCCGCGGTGTGTAGTAGCAGCGGTAGCTGCGGCCAGAAGCTTTTGCCATGTCCATCTCCGTCAAATGCCGCGATGCGGCGAAGGGCCGAGGCCCGATGAGGAGTGGAATTTCGGACAAATATGCCGAAGTGTCAAGACAAATATGTCTTATTCGGTCTGATTCGATCGGACTTTCATGTCTGGTCGGGCAACAAAAAGGCCGCCCGAAGGCGGCCTTTGCTGATTCGAGAAGTCGCTCAGGCTGCCATCAATGCAGATGCAATATGGTGTGCGGCCTTGTCGGCGGTCTCGCAGCGGACGAGGCGAACGCCGCGCGCCTTTGACTCCAAATCGATGAAGGTCAAGGACTCTTGGAATGTTTCGATTTCCCGCCGGGAGAAGGGCTCGAGCATGTTTTCTGTCGGGCAGCCCACCACGATCTCAGCCGTATCGATCGGCAAGACTTGCTCGCGACGCAGCCCCTGTAGATCGAAGACCTTGACCTTGAGGGAGCGGATGTCCCCGCTCGTGTGGCCTGGCCGAAGTACACCAAAGTTGGCCGCGTACGTGTGTCGCAGCAGGCCGAAACGCATCTGCTTGCCGCCGACTTTCAAGCGGACGTTGAAGTCGCGAAGGGCGTCTGTTGCAAGGTCCACTTCCTGTTTCCGCAAAAGTGCGACTTTGACTCGGTCAGCCCAGTCGTCGAATGCGCGCTTCGTTGAATCAGAGGCTTCCGCAGCCTGGCCGAAGGCCGATTGACCAAACGCGCTTGAAAGCCTGATGGCAATGTCGAACACGTCGTTGATGTCACGGGCCGCACAGTCTCTCACCGGACCCAGGTCGAAGCCGCCGAACGGAGGTTCCAATTGTTCGGTGGGCGTGCCCGCATCCAGTTGCCTCTGTATGGACAGCACAGACTCCGTGACCATGGTCCCGATGCCCTTGCCGGCCGAGGGGCCGAAGAGCGATGCAAAGACCGAGGGTTGAACCGATTGCCGGATGGAGCTCTGTCCGCTCGCCGCGCGCACCAAAATTGCGACGGTCATGACCTCGCCACTCCCCGGGATGGTTTCCATCCTTCAGGGGGCGCCATTCGGCCTCAAGTCGGGTAGTTCAACGGGGATCATTGATGGAAACTGCTTGCGAAGGCGATTCTTTCAGGTAGCCCTGCTCGGGCACGATGCGTTCGCTGATGAGTTGGTCGACATGGAGAAGTCGGGCTCGCAGAAACTGTACCAAACTCTCGTAGATGCGGACGCCGTCCTGGGAGTATTGCGTAACCAAAGGCGCGGGGCCGAGGGAGACGCGGTGCAGCGCCGCGAGGCGTCCGCGCACGCGGCGGAGGAACGCCAACCGCTCATCAACGTCCATGCCGTCCAGGAGTCGATGGGCGATCCAGTTCATCAATGACTGGTCGACCTCCATCCCTTCTTTGAGAGCCGCCTCGTGGTCGATGAGAAAGACCCTTGATTCGGGAGACACAAGGATGTCGGACGGGCTTCTCACGTCGTTTCCAATCCACTCATCGAAGGCACAAGACAGATCGTCGACCTTCATCCGTCGCAGGATGTCCAGCAGCGTGTCCAACGCTCGGATCGGGCGGGCCATCGACTTGCTGCTCACGTCGAGCGCGCCGAAAACGAGCACTTTGGCGCCGCCAGGCCGGCCCACGTGCTTGGGGTTCACAGTCACGAGATAGGGATTCGGACTTTCCAGTCCGACGCACTGCGCGAGCTGGGCGCAGATGACTTCCACCATCATCGCGCGGGTCGACAGACCGAGCTTCAGGTAGAGCATCAGCGGCTCCTGCGACATCCCGAAGGCGGGGCAGAGCCAGATCTCGTTACGAGATCCCGAAATCCGATTCCCTGTGCCAGCTGTAGCCGCGATGCCCAGAATCGGCAGCTCGTTACTTTTGATTGACCTGACGTTTCCTGGACCGCTTGCCATGGTTCTCCTCAGCTAGCCTCGAAAGCTCTTCGAGGTCTTCTATTTTTTCTGGGGCGATCGGTGCACCCAGAGGGCTGGCGGCTGCACCGTCTTTGGAATCGAAAGCCTTGTTGATGGCTTCTCGTGTGAGCGCGCTGTCGGGGGCGAGTGCCAGTCGATAGAGCAGATCGGCGACCGACTTTTGCGGTTCGCTGGCGAGCGTGGAGAGTTCGCGCGCCAAGATATCAACGGCTTGACCGATGGTGGGCTGGGCAGCCTGGGACGTGTCCAGGTCCGGGTGAATCAGCTGCCATGGCTGGCGGTCAAAGAACTTCGCGAGGCCGGACACCGTTTCGAGCGAAGGCTCGTTGGTCTTGGCCAGGATCCGCGTAATCGTCTTCGGGTCACAACGAGCCGCTTTGCCCAGTTCGGTTTTCGTTACCGAGGGCCGCTCATCCAGCAGGCGCTGCAAATTTGTGGCGAGAGCATCGAGGGCGGGACTGGCATTTTTGGTCACCGTCGGATGATCCGCGCTTTTGCCTGGCAAATTTGTCCTTGTTGTGGCGACATATTTGTCTAAAATGGGCCGATGGAACAACATGCGGACCCCCTAGACAAGGTAGTTGCGGAGCTTGAGCGACGCCGGGGCGAATTGCCCAGCATCGCGCGGGCGTGCGGCATCCCCTACGACACCGTCCTGCGGATCAAAAACCGTCAGAACGACCCTGGCTATTCGAAGGTTCGGGCGCTCCACGAGCACTTGTTCGGGCCGCCGGAACTGAGCGAGTCCGATCCTGCAGCTGCCGCCGACCAGGCGCTGCCAGCCGGGGAGGGTGCCCGTGCGTGATGGCTCGATGGGTGAAGCCATTGCCAAAGAGCTGGCGGCCATGCGCGTTGTGATCGGAGACGCTACGCCGCAGCCATGGCCGCGCGGTGCAAGTCGATCAGCAGGGTTTCGGTTGCCACCTGTCCTTCGCGCTCGGCGTTCCCGGCCAGGCGTGCAAGCGTCACTGCGAAGCTGGCGCGCCGTTCGGGCGGCAGCTCGTGCACGACTGCAAACACTAGTGCGCCGAGCCCATCGATGACCGCGTTCATGGTCTCCAGCTCGCTTCGGTACTTCTCCATCGGTGCCCCCTTTATCGGTGCTGCTGCCCCGGCTCGTGCCGGCGAGCAGCGTTGCTCCACCTTCCACTCGCAGGAGACATAAACAATGAGTGCTGAACTCGTCGACTTCCGCGGCAAGATCACTCCCGAGACGCACGCTGCGCTCGAGGCGTTGAGCCAGGTCACCGGCCGCGATCGCAATGAGATCGTGCGTGACTGGTTGCATGAAAAAGCTGCGGAACACATCCATATCGCTAGTGTGTTGCACAGCCAGCTCCTGGCTAAGGGAATGGCCGGGGTATTGGAGGGAGCCCGGGGGACTCGCCGGGGAGCTTCAGGGAATCGCAGGGAGTCCGGGGGATCGTCAGGGAGTTCGGGGACCTGATGGAAAACTTCCAGGAAGTCCTCCATCAGATGGAGGAATTCGGCATTGAGCTGCGCACGCAGGATCGCCTGTCGTTCCCCAAGCGCCATGGCAAGCGGGTGACGTGCGGCGCCGGCGGCAAGTTCTGGTACTGGCTGCAGGAATTCCGGCGCGACGACGGCAAGGTCTATCTGGTCGGGCGCTTCGGCTCCTACAAGTCGGGCGACTCCGAGAAGGTCGAGATCGACTGGACGCCCATCAACGACGCCGAGCGCGAGCGGCGCGCGGCCGAGCAGGCGAAGCAGCGAGCTGCGGCCGAGGCCGCCCGCGCGATCGAGATCGCGAATGCCGCGATGGATGCGTCGACGTGGTGGCGCCGCGGCAGCAAGGAGGGCGAGTCCCCCTATCTTCGAAAGAAGGGCCTCGAGGGCGAGTCGTGCCGATACGTGCCCGAGGATGTGTGGATGCTCTGGCCCAGCCGAGAGCCTGGCGAAGAAGACGTGCGGGTGTTCCTGCCGGCCGGCACGCTGATCGTGCCGTTGCTTCGCTATGACCTCGATCGCAGCGAGGCGCTGCGCGGCCTTCAATTCATTCGGCCCGATGGGGCCAAGATCTACCAGCGCGGCTTCGGCAAGCCCGGCTGCGCGCTTCGGCTGGGTGAACACCCGGCCGACGTGCGCCTGATCTGCGTGGTGGAGGGCTACGCGACCGGCCTGACCGTGCGCTTGGCCATCGACAAGGCGTTGCCTGTCTACGTGGCGCTGGATGCCGGCAACCTGGCGCACGTGGTGCCGCTGCTGCGCGAGCTGTACCCCGACGTGCGGATCCTCGTGTGCGCCGACGACGACTGGCTCACCCGCGACCAGCGCTCGGGTCGGCTGACGAATCCAGGCCGCACGGTGGCAAAGCAGACATGCAAGCACGTGCCCGGGTGCGATTTCGTGTGGCCGGTGTTTGAGCCGTCGACGCGCGGCGAGAAGGACACGGACTTCGACGATCTGCGACAGCGCCAGGGCCTGGATGCTGTGAAGCGGCAGCTGCGGTGCGTCATTTCGATGATGGAGCGCGTCCATGGCTGACGAGCCCACTGATCCGAACGTCGACGGCGTAGCCGTGCCGCAGGACACGGCGGAACCCGCGCCGGAGGCGCCATCGTCAGCACTCGGCGCGACTGCGCCGCAGGATGGCAACGTCGTTCAAGCAGAGTTCGGCAAGGCAGCGCGTAAGCGCAAGGGCGCGAAGGGCTCTGCCGCATCTGACCCCCCCCACCCCCCTGAAAGCGCAGCAGCGCCATCCTCGGGGACGGGGGGAGGGCAGGCCGCGAAGCCTTCCACCGCCGCCGACAAGCCGAAGAAAGAGCGTGTCGTCGACTGGGGCAAGTTCAACATGCTGGTCGAGCACTTCGCGCTGATCTACGGCACGGACAACGTGTGGGACGGCCACCAGCGCTTGCTGATGAAGATCGGCAATATGGCGCACGCGCACGGCAGCGACATGGTGCGCATGTGGAAGGGCTCGGAGAAGCGCCGCACGGTGCTGCCGCAGGACCTTGTCTTCGACCCTACGCAGACGTGCGACGAGCACTGCATCAATCTCTTCGGTGGCATGGAAATGGAGCCGAAGGAAGGCGACGTTGCGCCGATGCTGGATCTGATCCGCTTCCTCACGAGCCGTGCATCGGAGCAAGAGGACGAATGCGACGAGATCATGCACTGGCTGCTGTGTTGGCTGGCCTATCCGCTCCAGCACCTTGGCACGAAGCTGCGCACGGCGGTGATCATGCATGGCGACGAAGGGGCGGGGAAGAACTTCCTGTTCGACCTCGTGGTCGCGATCTATGGGAAGTACGGCGCGCTGGTCGGCCAGGACGAGCTGGAGGACAAGTTCAACGATTGGCGCTCGGGGAAGATGTTCGTGGTCGGCGATGAGGTTTCCAGCCGGGCCGAGCTGGTGCACAACAAGAACCGGCTCAAGGCGCTGATCACCAGTCCCACGGTGCAGATCAACCCGAAGAACCTGGCACGGCGGGAAGAGGCGAACCACATCAACATCGTGTTCCTCTCGAACGAGCTGCAGCCGCTCGCGCTGGACAACTCGGACCGGCGCTACCTTGTGATCTACACGCCGCGGGCCAAGGACTTTGCCTACTACCGAAAGCTCAAGGAATGGCGCAACAACGGCGGCGTCGAGGCCTTCTACCACTACCTGCTGACGTACCCGCTGGAAGGCTTCGACCCCTACGCGCCCGCGCCCTACACCAAGGCGAAGGCGGACCTGATCGACATCAACCGCAAGAGCCCGGAGCGGTTCTGGCATGAGTGGCAGGGCGGGCAGCTGGATCTCCCGTATCAGAGCTGCTCGATGGATCAGGCCTATCAGGCCTACCTGAAGTACGCCCAGCGCACGGGCGACCGATTCCCGATGCAGCGCCCCGTCTTCACTCGCATGGTGCTGCGCTTCAGCGAAACCATGGACAGGCCCGCGCGCGAGAAGGTCATGAACATCACGACGGACGGCGCGCGCAAGTCGCACCGCATGTTCCTTGTGTGCGACCCAGCCTTCGGCGATCAGTCGCAGGGCGACTGGGCCACCGATGCAGTGCGCCTGTTCGCAGACCACTTGAAGGTCTATCTCGGATGGTCTCCCCGGTCCCCTGGGGAGGGTGATGAACGGGAAGGACATAGCCAATGAGTTACGGAGTTACAGCGATGCGTAACGGCGGAATCAAGGCCCGGCGCGGGTTGTTACGGGGTTACGGCGTTACGCACCCTCCCAAATGCATGCGGGCGTGTGCGCATGGGTGTGCGTGCGCATGTATGCATGCGCGATGGGTCGTAACCGCGTAACCGCGTAACTCGCTAGGCGTGGTGCGGGTGTGCCTGTTACGCGCGCTCGTATCACCGTAACTCTTACTTTGAAAAGGAAAAAGGAAATGAGCAGAGAGCAGGAACATGAGCAGCGATTGGCTGAGTTGCTGACCCTGATGGGGCGCGGCTTGACCAATGGGCGCCTTCGTTTGGCAACCGGTTGGGATGCCTTTGTGAAGTTCGACGGCGAGCACATGGTGCGCGCGTTCTTGGACTTGCGTTTCGATGTGCCCACGGCAGGCATGACGATGACCGCAACGCCATCGCCTCAAGGCGGATCGAGTGGTGACGCATGCCGCCTTGATGACATCGATGCCATCTGCGTGGCCGGTGTGGACGTGATGTCTGATCGCATGAGCGTCACGATCTACGGGAATGGTGGCGGTCAGGCGTTGCCGCCGGTCGCCCCTGGCCTGCGCACCAGCCTGGGGCGTGTGGCGGCCCCGCAACAGGCCACCCCCCCTATGGGTCCTCCTGCCGCAGGGAGCCATGGGGGTAATTCGACCCCCGTGCTCGCGCCAGTCGCAGGCGTGGAGAAAAGTGAACAAGTCGGTGAACGGGGCCGCGCAAAGTGAACAACAAGGTGACGCTGATCACGCAGTCGGAGTACGCCCGACGCCGGGGCGTCGCCAAGTCGGCGGTGGCCAAGGCTGTCGCCGAGAAGCGGATCTCACTCATCGACGGCAAGATCGACCCGGCCGTCGCGGACATCCAATGGAGCCAGAACACTCGCGCCAGGGCCGACAGCGGGCGCAACGCCGTGGTGAACGAAACAGGCGAGGGGCAGGGTGCCCCGGCGCCTGCGGAGTCATCCGCCGCGCCAGATGCGCAGGCGTCGAAGGATGCCGGCTACCACGAGCTGCGCACACGCCGTGAGCTGGCCGCCGTTGAACGCGAGGAGCGCGAGAACGCGAAGGAAGCCGGCCGACTGGTCGACCGAGCCACGGTCGAGCGCGCCGTCTTCGATGCCTTCCGCCAGTTGCGTGACGCGGTGATCGCCACCGCCCCGCGGGTGTCCCCGAAGCTGGTCGGCCTGGCCGACGCGAGAGAGATCGAGCACCAGGTCGTGAGCGAGCTTCGCCGAGCCTTCGAAGGCTGGGAAGCACAGATGCTCGAGCGACTCCCCCCCAAAGAGGCCACCTGATGGAAGACATACGAAGCACGAGGCCTCACCAGTGGACCTTCTTCGACGGCGGCCAGCGCCTCCAGATGACCGACAGCATCGAGCTCACGATCCAGTCGCTGCAGGCCTACCTGCCGGATCACCAGGACATCGGCATCGCCTGGAGCGGCGGCAAGGACAGCACGGCCACGCTGACCATGATCATCTGGCTGATCGAAACCGGCAAGATCCCGCGCCCACGCAGCATCACGGTGTTCCTGGCCGATACCCGGCAGGAGCTGCCGCCGCTGTGGCATGCGGCCATGCAGATCGTCGACGAGCTGCGCGAGCGCGGGATCCGCGTTGAGATCGTGATGGCACCGATGGATGACCGATTCATGGTCTACATCCTGGGCCGCGGCGTACCTCCGCCCAACAACAATACGCTTCGCTGGTGCACAGGCCAGATCAAGATCGAGCCGATGCAGGCCGCTATTGCTGCGCGCCTGGACCAGTACGAAGGCAACGTGCTGATGATCACGGGCGTGCGCCAGGGTGAGAGCGCGATCCGGGACCAACGCATCGAGATGTCCTGCGGCAAGGACGGTGCCGAATGCGGGCAAGGCTGGTACCAGAAGGTGCTGCCCAATGCCAAGGGCCTCGCGGGGCGCATCGCCACGCTGGCTCCGCTGCTGCACTGGCGGGTGTGTCACGTCTGGGAATGGCTCAAGCACTGGGCGCCCCGGGCCGAGTTCGGCGACTGGTCCACCGCCATGATCGCCGATGCCTACGGCGGCGACGAAGCCGAAGAAATCAACGCCCGCACGGGGTGCATCGGCTGCCCGCTAGCGCAGGAAGACAAGGCGCTGGACAGCGTGCTCAAGCTGCCGCGGTGGGCCTATCTCGCCCCGCTGAAGGGCATCCGGCCCCTGTGGCGCGAGCTGCGCGAACCGCAGTACCGGCTGAAGAAGGCGGGCATTGAGCGGCTGAAGGACGGCAGCATCGGCAAGAACCCCCAGCGCATGGGTCCGCTCACCTTCGAAGCGCGCCTCATGGGCCTGGCGCGGATCCTGGCCATCCAGGCCGAGATCAACGCCTCGGCGCTGGCATTGCGCCGGCCCGAGATTAGCCTGATCAACGCCGAGGAGGAGGCTCGCATCCGCGAGCTGATCGCTGCGGAGACATGGCCGAACGGCTGGGACGGCGACGAACCGCTGGGTATCACGGTGATGGAAACGGTCTATCAGAATGGTGCTGTACAGCCGCTGCTGTTCAGCGCGGAGGATGCAGCTTGAACATCGCCGATGGATTCGACCTGGTGATGAGGACGGCCACCGCGGCAGCTCGGCCGGACCCGGAGTTGCGCGTCGACGAGTGGTCGGAAGAATTCATGGTGCTGCCTAAGAGCGCACCGCATCCTGGCCCGTTCCGCTACGAGCGCACACCCTACGCGCGCCGCATTGCCCAGGTACTGTCGCCCGGGCACCCATGCAAGCGCGTTGTGGCCAAGGTCGCTTCGCAGATGTTCAAGACGCAGAGCGCGATCAACTGGATCGGCGCCTGCATCCACCGGGCGCCGGCCAACATCCTGGCGTTGCAGCCGACCGACGGCCTCGCCAAGCGCTTCAGCGCACGCATCTCGCAGTCGATTCGCAACGTGAAGGTGCTGCGCGAATGCGTCTCGGCGGAAAAGAGCCGGGACAAGCGCAACACCAGCCAGGCGAAGGACTTCAAGGGCGACGCCACCCTCTACATCAATACCGCTGGCGCCGCGGCCAACCTGGCCGAAATCACTGTTCGGTACCTGTTCATCGACGAGGTTGACCGCCTGCCGCCTCTCGTCGAAGGGGATTCCGTCGAGATCGCCGAAGCGCGCGCAACGCAGCATGAGCGCGACTGCAAGTTCTATGAGGTCAGCAGCCCGACCATCGAGGGCTTTTCGAAGATCGACGAACTGCACGCGATGGGAACGCAGGAGGTCTACCTCGTGCCGTGCCCGGGTTGCGGCCACCATCACGAACTGCTGCTGGAGAACTTCCACTACCGCCGCGATCCCGACACGGGCTTCATGGACCGCGCATGGTTCACTTGCCCGGAATGCGGTGCCGACATCGAGGAACGTCACAAGACCACGATGTTCTACGACGAGGCGCTCGGCGGCACCGCGCACTGGCATGCGAAGAGCCAGGGCGATGGCGAAACCATCAGCGTGTCGATGTCGGCCTTCTACATGCCGATCGGTGCCATCGGCTGGCTGTCGCTTGCCCGCCAGTACGAACGGGCGAAGCAGGCGCTGCTGCGCGGCGATCACACGCTGATGCAGGCCTTCTACAACACACGGTTGGGCTTGAGCTACAAGAACAGCGAGAACGCGACGACGGCCAAGCAGTTGCGCGATCGCGCCGAAGACTACGTGCCTCGCGTCATTCCGGATCCGGCGCTGGTGGTCACGATGGCCGTCGACACCCAGGCGAACCGCCTCGAGGCACAGATCGAGGCCTGGGGGCCGGGCCTGGAACATTGGGTGATCGACTACATCACCCTGATCGGCTCGCCGACTGAGCCGCCCGAAACGCCGGGCAGCGTGTGGCAGCGGCTTGATGAGATCCGCCGCACGCCCCTCATGCATGCCAGTGGCTGCAAGCCGCTCATGATCAGCGCCTACGGCATCGACGCCGGCGGCGCCAATACGCAGGATGTCTACAACTACGGTGCGGCGCGCAAAGGCCTGAGCTGCACCGTGCTGGCCGGCGCCACGCGGCCCTTGCGCCCGATCATCAGCAGCTCGCCATCGCGCGTCGACATCGACTGGGGCGGGACCAAGGTTCCCGGAGGCGTGGAGCGTTGGGAGGTCGGCACAGACGTTGCCAAGGACTATCTCTCGGGGCGCCTGCATCTGGCCGATGGTCCAGGGGCGATGCACTTCCATGACAAGCTGCAGCCTGATTGGTTCGACCAGATGGTGTCGGAATCTCCGCGCACGAAGTTCGTCAGGGGCAGGCCCGTTCGGCAATGGGAGTTGCCCAACGGCGTGCGGAATGAAGCATGGGACGTGTCGGTCTACAACCTCGCCATCGCGTACCAATTGGGCCTGCACAAGTGGTCAGCGCTCGACTGGAAGCGACTGCGGGAAAAGCTGATCCCGGCCAATCTGACCCGGGACCTGTTCGCGCCCGCCGCAGTGGAGGTCGCGCAGCCCATACCCGAGCCTGCGCCTGTCGAAGCCGACGTTCCCCGTGAAACCACCACGCCAGAGCCCGTCCACACGTATGGACAACCTCCCGCTTTGCCTGCCCCAGTGGCCCCGGCACCCGCGCCGGCAGTCGCCCAACCCTTGGCCCCCGTCCGGCCCGCCGCGCCGGTGAACGTGGGCCGCCGAATCATGTCCAGAGGAATCCGACGATGACATTTCATATCGACCACCATGACCTTTCAGATGGCGAAGAGCCAGAGTCGATAGACCAGCGGGACCGCGAACTGGATGCCCTCTGCGAAAACTGGGTGACCTGGTGCCGCGAGCGCCGACTAGAACGGCCAGTGTCGAAGGAAGCCGCCGCGATAGCGAGGGTCGGTGCAGGCACGCGACCGCTGCGCGACAAGCCGGACAACGCTATATCCGCCGCATCGATGGCCGCGCTCCATATTGCGTACACCTGCCAGCCCAAGAGCCTGGAAAAGCAAGTGTTCGACCTGTACTACGTGGTGCGCGTGAAGCCCGTTAAAACGGCCGCCGCCGCCCTGGGCATAGGGCGCGCGCACTTCTATCGCGTGCTCGTGGAGTTTCGTCGCCGGCTCAATCTCTCGGCGCAATCGTTCGAACGAAATGGCCCGCATGTGGCCGCGCTGGTGCCTGCCGCCGATGCAGACGAAGGTCACGCATCGCACGTCGAAGCCGCCGCTGTCAACACCGAAAGTGTCTCGCAAACAGGAGACAACTTAGGCCACCAGTGATGCATCCTGATTCAGAAAATTAAGTCTCCGCAAGGAGTCTCCCGTTCCCCCGTTCCGCCCCGGTGACTCCTGTTGCCGGGGCGATTTTTCTTTCAGGACTCACCATGTCGTATTCGTTCAACGTTCGTGCCGCCACCAAGGCGGAGGCAAAGCTGAAAGTGGCCGCAGAGCTGGACAAGGTTGTCCAGCAGCAGCCGGTCCATGCCAACGACCGCGATCAAGCGCTGGCCGTCGCAACCGCGTTCGTCGACATGCTGGCCGAAGCCGGCGAACAGCAAGACATCGTCGTCAGCGTGAACGGCTGGTTGAGCTGGTCGGGCGAGACGCCTGCTGGCTACGACTTTTCTGGCTCTTGCGTCGGCGTCTCCGCCAGCGTGGCCGCGAAGCCGACCGCCTAAGCCTCACATGCTCGACGTTCGCCGCACCGGGCCAAGCATGGCCGATGTCATTCGCGATCTTCGCGATGTGTCGTCGAACGTGCTGCCCTATGCCGCGGCGACTGCGTTGACCAAGAGCGCGAAGCGCGGTCAGAAGGCCGTGATCGCGCAGATGAGCACGTCCTTCAGGAGCCCGGTTGCGTACACGCTCAATGCGACGCGCATCGAGGTCGCGACGAAGGACAAGCTGTTCGCCCGCATCGCCGTCAAGGATCAGCGCGGCGGGCGCGGCACCCGGCCCGAGTCGTACCTGCTGCCGGAAGTGGAGGGCGGCGGGCGCAGCGAGAAGGGCTTCGAGCGTGCTCTGCGCTTCGCCGGCATCTTGCAATCCAACGAGCGCGCGATGCCCGGCGCCGGGCTGGCGCTGGACGCGAACGGCAACGTTGCCCCGACCACCATTCGCACCATCCTCCAACAGGTTACGCGCGCCGGGGCCTCGCAGAAGCGCGGCAGCGGTTCGGTGTTCGCCGGTGCGATGGGCCGCAAGCAAACGCGCGGCATCTGGAAGCGCGAAGGCCAGGGCGTCAAGCCGCTTTTCATCTTCACCCGCAATCTGCCGACGTACCGGCCGCGACTCGACTTCGTGGGCGCCGCCGCCTCCGCCGTGCGCGACGGGTTCGCCAGCGATTTCTACGCCGCTGCCAAGTCGGTCAGCAGGAAGTTCAGCACATGAGCCTGACGCTCGCTCAACTGCAGGCGCGGCTCGACGCCTATCTCGCCGCCGAGGCCCGCATTCTGGATTCGCAGGAATACAGCGTCGGCCAGGGATCGACCGCCCGGCGCAACCGGCGCGCCGATCTCGAACAGGTGCGTGCGGGCATCAAGGAAACGCAGGCCGAAATCGCGATCGCGCAGAACGCGGCAAACGGCGTGCGGCGACTGCGCTACTTGCGCCCGAGGTACTGATCGATGCGCGCCAACCTGTTCGATCGACTCATTGCCGGCGTCTCTCCCGCCACAGGCGTGAAGCGCCTGCGTGATCGCATGCAGTTCGACGCGCTTGCCTCGCTCCCGAGTATGGAAGGGCTGTCGGATGGCGAGTTCGGCGGCAGCAGCACCGGCCGCGATGACGGCGGGTCGAAGAACTGGCGCCCCCGCGCCAGGGACGCGCGCGCCGACTCCCATCCACTGCTGTCAACGCAGCGGGGCCAGTCGCGCAACCTCTCCAGCACCAGCCCGATTGCCGTCGGCGCCATCAACACCAACGTCGACCGCGTCGTCGGCACTGGCCTGGCGCTGAGCGCACAGCCGCACCGCGGCATCCTCGGTTGGAGCCGGGAGGAGGCCACCGCCTGGAAGAGCCATGTCCAGGCCGAGTTCAGCCTGTACGCAGACAGCACCGAGTGCGACATCGAGGGCCAGCAGAACTTCTACGAAAAACAGGACCTGACGCTGCGCAGCACGCTGGAGAGTGGCGATTGCTTCACCAACATGCCCGACGGCCAGCCGTCGCGCACCCAGCCTTACCGCCTGCGCCTGCAGACGCTCGAGGCGGATCGTTGCGGCAATCCGCGCGGTGGCCGCGACACAGACGACCTCGCGGGCGGCGTGCGCTTCGGCCCCAACGGCGTGCCGCTGGGCTACTTCATCTATGACCGTCATCCGGGTTCGCAGAGCCTGCGCGGCGATCGCTATGCCGGCCAGTGGTTCGACCGCCTCGGCCGTACAGGCCGCCGCCGCATCCTGCATCACTTCCGCCAGCGCCGCCCGGGCCAGGCGCGCGGCATCCCCTACCTCGCGCCGATCATCGGCTGCATCAAGCAGATCTCGCGCTACACCGAGGCCGAGATTGCCGCCGCCGTCATCAGCGCGTACTTCACCGTCTTCATCAAGACCGACAGCGGCAACCCCGCGCCGCCAATCTGGGATGGCGGCCCGGCGGCGCCTGGCTCCGGCCCGGGCTCCGACGCACCGCAGGGCGGCGACATCGAAATGGGCATGGGCGCCGTCGTGGGACTTGCCAAGGGGGAAGAGGCGCAGTTCGCCAACCCGCTGCGGCCGAATCCGAACTTCGACAAGTTCATCCTGGCTGTGTCGCGCCAGATCGGCATGGCGCTCGGCATCCCCTACGAAGTTCTGCTCAAGCAGTTCAATTCGAGCTACAGCGCGAGCCGCGCGGCCCTGCTGGATGCCTGGATCTACTTCCGCAGCGTGCGCATCTGGCTCGCCCGCAGCTTCTGCCAGCCCGTCTATGAAACCTGGCTGGCGGAGGCGGTCGCCATCGGCCGCGTTGTTGCGCCGGGCTTCTTCACCGATCCGCTGCTGCGCTGGGCCTACACGCGCGCCGTGTGGCCGGGCGACAGCATGGGCTCCATCAACCCCAAGGACGAAGTGGCGGCCTACCGAGACGCGGTCGACGCGCGCTTCCTGTCGCGCGAGCGCGCCGAGTGGGAGTTGTTCGGTACCGACTGGAACGAGTCCTTCGACCAGAAGCAAGCCGAGGAACAGCGCCTCAAGGACGCCGACATGTTGCCGGTGCCCAAGGCCGGCGCGCCCGCACCTTCCGAGCCCAAGGACGCCACGCCGCCGACGCCGCCGGCTGATGGCGAAGACGACGGAGCCACCACGCCATGAACCTCATCGACTTGCTCACCAGCGCCTGGGCCATTCAGCCCGACAAGCTGCGCGAGCTGCAGGCGATCTATTCCACGCACCTGCGGGGCGAGAAGATCGACATTTCGGCCGTGGAAGCCCGGCTGGGTCGCCCGTTGCACAGCGAGCAGCAGGCCTACGCGGTCCACCCCGGCGGCGTGGCGGTGCTCAACATCGAGGGCGTGATCGCGCCCAAGGCGAATCTGTTCATGCAGATCTCGGGCGGCCTAAGCACGCAGATGGCCACCAAGCAGATCGAGAGCGCGATGGCGGACTCGCGGGTCAAGTCCATCGTGCTGGCGATCGACAGCCCTGGCGGCAGCGTCATCGGCACGCCCGAGCTGGGCAGCGCCATCCACGCCATGTCGTCGGAGAAGCCCATCGTCAGCCACAGCGATGGCGTCATCGCCAGCGCGGCCTACTGGTTTGGCGCAGCTTCCAACGCGGTGTTCATCAGCGGCCCCACGGTGCAGGCGGGCAGCATCGGCGTGGTCGCCACGCACAACTACAACCCGCGCGCCGCGGAGACCCAGACCGAAATCACGGCGGGCCGCTACAAGCGCATGGCAAGCGGCATCGCGCCGCTATCCGAAGAGGGCCTTGCGCTCATCCAGGCGGACGTGGACTACGTCTACAGCCTCTTCGTCGACGCCGTCGCCACCTACCGCGGCGCGACGGCTGAACAAGTTCTGGAGCACATGGCCGATGGCCGTGTGTTCCGCGGCCAGCAGGCCATCGATGCAGGGCTCGTGGACGGTGTTTCCACGCTCGATGCATTGGTGGAGGACCTGGCCACCGATCCCGCGAAGTACGCAAAGCGCCGCTCGTCGGTCTTCGCGGTCGCGGGTGTCCTGTCAACGGCTGCCGGTGCTGCGCCCGAAGACGAATCCTCCCAACGTGAAAAGGAACCTGTCATGCCCGAAGCTGACAACAAGCCGACCCTCACGCGTGAGTCCTTCGAGCGGGACCACGCGGCGCTGTTTGCGACCATCCGCTCCGAGTTCGTGACCCTGGGCGCAACCCAGGAACGCGAGCGCATCCAGGCCGTGCGTGCCGCCGCCATGCCGGGCCACGAAGGCCTCATCGAGCAGCTGGCCTTCGACGGCAAATCCACCGCCGGCGACGCCGCGCAGCAGGTGCTGGCGGCCGAGCGCACGCGCATCGCCGCCGCGGCCAAGGACCACCTGGGCGATGCCTCGCCGGCCGCACCCGGCGCAGTGGCGCCGGCCGATGCCGCGCCCGGCGCCGAGACCGACCGCAGCGTTGGCAAGCGCGCCGTCGCGGCCTTCAACAAGCTCCGCGGCGTCAGCGCCTGACACGCGTCCCCTCATTTCGACTTCAAGGAAAGACCATGACTTTTCTCGCAACCTACAAGTCCGAGGGCTTCGTTCCCGGCGGACTCATTGCCGGCAATGCCGCGCTGCTGATCAGCGAACCCATCGTGCTGCTGGCGGGCCAGAACCTCACGCGCGGCGCTCTGCTCGGCAAGATCACCGCCACCGGCAAGTACGTACTGAGCCTGGACGCCGCGACCGACGGCTCCGAAGTGCCGGCCGCCATCCTGGTGGAAGACACCGACGCGACCGACGCCGACGCGCCCACGGTCGCCTACATCCGCGGCGACTTCCTCACGGGCGGCGTGACCTTCGGCACGGGCCACACCGCGGCCTCCGTCAAGGACGCCCTGCGCGATCAGGGCATCTTCCTCATCGACCAGATCCCGGTCTGAGACGAATCTCAACACAAGCTTTTGGAGCCTCAACATGCCCGATCTTTTCAGCACTGACGCCCTGGTGGCCGTGATCGAGGACCTGCGCGTCCCGAACTTCGGCCTGGCCTCGCGCTACTTCCCCAGCGTCATCGAAGAATCCAGCGAAGAAATCCACTTCGACGTGGAGAACCGCCCGCGCCGCATGGCGCCCTTCGTCAGCCCGCTCGTGGCCGGCCAACTGGTCGCCAGCCGCGGCTTCCGTACCGACACCTACAAGCCGGCGTACATCAAGGACAAGCGCCCGTTCCACCCGGGCCGCGCCATCAAGCGCGTCATGGGTGAGCGCATCGGCGGCGGCGAGCTGTCGCCGGCGGAGCGCATGGACATCCTGGTCGCCATGGATCTGCAAGACCAGATCGACGGCGTCGAGCGCCGCCTCGAGTGGATGGCCGCCAAGACCCTGTACGACGGCAAGATCACCGTCGAAGGGGCGCAGTACCCCAAGGTGACGGTGGACTTCGACCGCCATGCGGACCTGACGATCACGCTGTCCGGCGCGAACCGCTGGGGCGAGGCCGGCATCAAGCCGCTGGACAGCCTGCAGGACTATTCCGACGCGATGGTCAAGCGCACCGGCGTCGGGATCTCCGACGTGATCATGACCATCGACGCTTGGAAGGTCTTCCGGTCCGATGCCGATGTGAAGGAACGCCTGGACCGCTACCGCGGCAACAGCACCCTGCAGCAGGACGCGCACAACCGCGAAGGGCTGATCTTCCAGGGCGTCGTGGACGGCTTCAACTTCTACACCTACAGCGGCTGGGGCATCATGCCGGGCGACACCGAAGCGCAGGAGCAATCGCTGCTGCCGGCCTTCACGGTGATCTGCACCGCGGCCCCCGCGCAGGTGGAAGGCGTGCGCCAGTTCGGCGCCATCCTCGATCACGAGGCGCTGCAGGCCATGGCGTACTTCCCGAAGAGCTGGCTCGAGCACGACCCAAGCATGCGCTACCTGCTGCTGCAGTCGGCGCCGCTGCTCGTGCCGTATCGCGTCAACGCGACGATGCGTATCAAGGTCCGCTGATCGCCATGATCGATCACACGCACGACCTGGCCGCCGTGTTCTTCGGCTCCGACTTCGCCTCGCTCTTCGCGCGCGTGCGGCCCGCCGCCGCGAACGTCGATGTGATGGTGATCCTCGGGGCCGTGGATCAGCAAGTGCTGGAGGGGCGGTCCGTTGCGGCCGTCCGCACCGCGCGCTTCGCCGCTGGCCAGGACGTGCGTGCCGACGACAAGCTGATCGCGCTGGAGCCCGCAGGCCCCGACGTGCCCACCGGCACGGCGTTCAGGCTGCTCGAGAACCCGCGCCGCGAGACCGACGGTCGCGAAGTGGAGGCGCTGCTCGGCAGCGCAACGGCATGAGCACGCCGGACAAGCTGCCGAACGGCCCGGTCTACGAGATCGGCAAAGCGCTCTATGCCGCACTTGTGGCAGATCCAGCTTTTGCCGAAGCGAAGCTGCTGGACAACCCCGTGCGGGCCACGGACCTGGCGGAAGGCGGGCGCGTGGTGTTCTTCGAGGATGTATCGGACCTGCCCGGGCCGGCCAACAAGCCGATGCACCGCGTGTATCGCTACAACCTCGGCGTCATCAACCGGTCGGACGAAGCGCGGCTCGGGTCGCATCAGGACTACCGCACCGGAAAGCGCGCCCTCAAGGCAGCGCTGCCGCGGCTCAAGGACCTGGTGCAGGTCAGCAATCACCGCGAAGGCGAAGTCGCATTCCGTTTGGAAAACATCGACGTGGGGGGCGGCCTCGTGCTGGGCACCTTCTCGCTCGAGTATCGCGACTCCGACGTGTTCAACGTCTGAGTCGAGCAGTCAACCTCTTCTGGAGAATTTCATGGCAGACGCACAAGCAATCCTGGGAGCTGGCGCCGTTCAGCTCAACATGTACAACCCGGCCACGCAGGCCTACGGCGGGTGGGGCGACCAGCTCGGCGCCGACCGCTTCGAGATCACACCCGATTCCGAAGTCAAGGAGAAGACTTCGAAGAAGCGTGAGAGCTACGGCCAGGCCGTAGCGTCCGTTCCACTCGCGAAGCCCACGAAGATCGCGATCACCATCTCGGCGGCCGACAAGGAAGCGCTGGCGATGCAGTTCCAGGGCACTCTGTCGCAGTACTCGCAGGGCGCCGGCAGCATCGGCGGCACTGTGGTCGCCAAGCTCGACAAGTGGGTGGCACTGGCGAAGCGCCAGGTGGTGGAGGCCGGCTTCGGCTTGACCGGTGCAACTGCCGGTGCGCTCACCAAAGACACCGATTTCATCGTGAACTACGCCACCGGCGAGGTGAAGTTCCTTGCGAGCGGCAGCGTGGCGCAAGACGAAGTTGTCACGGTGGTGGGCACTGCGCTGGCGGTGTCGGGCACCCGCATCCATGGCGGCAAGCAGGTGCAGGTTCGCGCGCAGGCGCGCTTCGTCGGCGTGAACCTGGTCGACGACGGCCCGATGCGCGTGGAAGTGTGGGAGGCCTCGCTGCGTTCCACGCAGGGCTTCGACTTCCTCGCCGACGAGTTCAACGGCGTCCAGCTGGAAGGCACGCTCGTGATTCCCGCCGGCAAGACGGAGCCGTTCGTCGTCGACTTCGACGATCCGGTGGCCTAACCCTCGATCGATGAAAAACCCCGGCGCATGACCACGCCGGGGCCTTCCCGCACCCCAACGCACCGAAACTGGAGCACCGCGTGTGACCGATCCCAAGATCAGGTACGACATCGAAACTGGCATCAAGGGCGAAGCCGACGTCAAGCAGCTGGAGGGATCACTCCGCGCGCTCGGCGACACGCTCGACGGCGAACTTGCGCAGGAAGCGGTCAGGGCCGCCGAGGCGCTGCAGAACCTCGGGTCGAAGCAAGAAGCCATCCAGAATTTCAACGCGCTACGGCGGACCACGCAGCAGCTCGGCCAGGAACTCGACATCGCGTCGGCAGCGGTCGACCGCCTTGGGGCGGAATTGCCGCAGGCCGCCGCAGCCACCGCGGCGTTTGCCGCAGCTGAAGCCCGCGCCCGCGCTGCCGTCGACGGTGCAAAGGCCGATCTCGATGAGCAGCGCCAGGCGCTGGTCAAGCTGCGCACCGAATACACCGGCGGCGCTCGCCGGACGGATGAGTATCGCGAAGCCAACGCACAGCTGTTGGTCACTGTGCGCGAGCTGCGCACCAACCTGGCCGAGCAGCGCGCCTCTCTGACCGCCGCAGTCGGCGCGACCCGCGGGGCACAGCAGGCCGAGCGCGCCCTCTCCACCGAGTACGACCGCTCCGTCAACAGTGCCCGCAAGCTGAGTGCCGAGGTCGGCAGCAAGAATGCCGCGCTCGAGGCTTCGCGCGGCGTGCTGCGTTCGCTGGGCCTGGAGACCGGGCAGCTCGCTCAGGCAGAGCGCAACCTCGAAATTGCGATCGGCCAGGTCCGTGAACGCGTAAACGGGCTCGCGCCCGCGTTTGCCCAGCAGGCCGCTGCCGCGAACGGCGCTGTGCAGCGCCAGATCACCGACCAGCGCACGCTGCGCGATGGCGTCCGTTCCGTGGGCGACGAGCTGCGGCGCATTCAGGCGATCGCAGGTATCGCACTCGGCGGCAGCTTCGTCGGCGGCCTGATCAAGGACGTGACCGACACGGCCGACCAGTTCAAGAACCTCGAGGCGCGTATCCGTCTGGCGACGGGCGAGGGCCAGGCCTTTAACACGGCGTTCCAGGGCATCACGCAGATCGCGCTGCGCACCAATAGCGCGCTCGACGAAACGGCGACGCTGTTCGTGCGCTTGGCGAAGGCAGGGACCGACGCCGGGCTCAATGCCGCCGCCGCGCAGGATCAAGCACTTGCGCTGACCGAGACCATCAATCAGGCGATTCAGCTCTCGGGCAGCGGCGCCGAGGCGTCCAAGGCGGCCCTCACGCAGCTCATCCAGGGCCTGCAGTCCGGCGTGCTGCGGGGCGAGGAATTCAATTCCGTGATGGAACAGGCGCCGCGCCTGGCGCAGGCGCTCGCGCAGGGCTTGAACCTGACCACGGGCGAACTGCGCAAGCAGGCAGAGCAGGGCGTGCTGACGGCATCGACCGTGATCCGTGCGCTCACGAGCCAGTCCGCAGCCGTCGCCTCCGAGTTTGGCAAACTGCCGGCGACAGTGGGGCGGTCGTTGCAGAACCTGCAGACCCAATGGCAGCTGTATGTCGGTGCCACTGACAACGGCATGGTGTCCAGCGCCAACCTCGCGCGCATCATCGACGGGCTGGCTCGGAACCTCGACACGCTCGTCTCGACCCTCTACGCCGCCGGCAAGGCCTATGCCGCGCTGAAGATCGCCGGGCTGGCTGCCGACGCCTACAAATGGGCCACGGCGACCCTGGGCGCGACCACGGCCATCGCGGCCAACACGGCCGCCACGCTCAACAACACGGCCGCCCATGCGGCGAATGCCACGGCGACCCGCGCCAGTGCGGCGGGCCACGCTGCCGCCGGCGCTGGCGCCGCGGCCAGCGCAGCTGCAGCAGCGCGCTCGGGCATCGTGTGGCGCGCGACAACGGGGCTGTTCGGTCCCATGGGCTTCGCGGTGGCCGCGCTCGCGCCCGAGTTCGTGCGCTTCGGCCAGGCGATCGGCGAGACGGCCGCGAAGATGGCCGGCTACGGCAAGATCATGAAGGAAGCCGAAGACCGGATGCGGCTGCAGGAGGAAGCGGCCAAGGCCACCGCAGCCCAGCAGCGCGCCCTGGCGCTCGCGCTTCAGGAGGCGCGAGACAAGCAGTTCGAGCTGACGAAGACCGCCACCGGCACTATCGCGAAGTTCGACGAGATGCGCGCGAAGGGCGACAGCGCCGCGGAGGCCATCGCCAAGATCGGCCGCGACTTCGACCTCTCGACCGTGCCCGGCATCAAGGACGCGGGCGCAGTGCTCGACAAGCTGCTCGCCGATTCCAAAATCACGGCAGGCCAATTCCAAGAGACATGGGCACAGGCGCTCAAGGGCGAAGACCTCGGGCTTTTCGAAACCCGCGCACGTGCCGCGTTCGCCGGCGCCACGCGCGAGGCCGAGCGCATGGCGGCCGTGCTCGACCAGTCGGCCCGGGAAGCCATTCGTCGCACCGGGCTCGATTTCAGCCAGCTCGCCGATGGCGTTGGTGCCGCGTCGCGCAGCGCCATCAACGACACGGAAGCGATCATCCGGTCGCTCGATCGCCTGAAGGCGCAGGGCGTCGACACGGGCACAGCCCTGTCCGCGAGCCTTTCCAAGAGCATCGACACCGCCGACAGCCAGAAGGCGCTGGACGGCGTGCGCGGGCAGATCGAGGCCGTGCGCAAGGTGCTCGGCGACAAGGTGGCCGACGGCTTCCTGCAGCAAGCCACGCTCAAGGCCGAAGAGCTGAAGGTGAAGATGGAAGAGCTGAAGCCCGGCATCCAAAGCGCTGGCGAGGCGATGAAGTTCTTCGGCTTGCAAACGCAGACGGCGCTCAAGGCCGCAGCCGACAACTCGCGCGACGCCTACAACACCCTGAAGAACAGCGGCAAGGCCAGCGCCGACCAGTTGCGCGAGGCGTTCACCCGCGTGGCGCGCGAGGCGATCGCGGCGAACAAGGGCGTTGCGCCGGCGTGGCTCGAAACAGAGGACGCGCTCCTGCGCGCACGCGAGGCCACCGAGCACTTCGGTGATTCGACCAAGCGGACCCTTGGGGAGCTCAAGAACGAATGGCGTTCCTATGGTGCCACCGTGCGCGCCGAAGGGTCCGCCACCCCGGGAATCATCGGCCCCGACAACACTGCGAAGCCGATCCAATCCGCCTTCGGCAACTCGCGCGAAGAACGGCTCGCCGGCCAGAACGCCGTGGACAACCGCCTGATGTTCGAGCTGCGGGACAAGCTCAAGGCGGGCACGTTGACCTCCGGTGATGCTGGCGCGCTGCGCACGGTGATCGACTCGCTCAAGCAGAACGCAATCCAGAACGCACAGGTCGACCGACATGGCGCGGGCTTCATCTCGCTCGAGGGGCGCCGCGATGACGCTGCCTGGCAGGCGATGGGCGCGCGCTTCGCCCAGGAACTGCGCCGCCTCGAGAACCCGGCCGGGGTACGCAGCACCAAGCACGAGGTCGAACTGAAGATGCCGAGCGGCGCCGCCGACACCTTCAACGTCGCGTCGGAACAGGACGCGCAGAAGCTGATCGAGCTGATTGGCCGCACGAAGGGTCGTTCGTCATGAGCATCACCCTCGAATACCTGGGCGACACGCTCGAGCTGGACCCGGATCTCTACTGGGTCGATGAAAACCAGTACAGCCCGGTCGAGCAGTCGGTGGATGTCGGCCTCACGGGTGCGCTGATCGTCCAGGCGGATGGCGATCCAACGCGACCCGGCCGCCCGATCACGCTGCAGCCGGAGGACGAATTCAGCGCCTGGATGATCCGCGCCGATCTCGACCAGCTCAACGCATGGGCAGCGATCGCCGACGCCGATTTCACCCTGACGCTGCGCGGCGTCGCCCGCACCGTGAAGTTCCGCCACCAGGACAAGCCCGCCGTCGACGCAAAGCCCGTCGTGCACTACAGCGACGTGCTGGCAGGCGATTTCTACCTGGTCACTCTCAAGTTCATGGAAGCCTAGTCATGCCAATCCAAGAAGGCGACATCAAGTTCCTCAAAACCCAGGTCATGCAAGACGTGCCCGAGGGCGGCGGCGCGCCGACGGGCGAGGTGGTTGTCGACGGCGCCAGCAACGCCATCTTCCCCGACATCTCGGAAGTCGCGCGCGCCGGCGGGCGCGTCAGCCTGCGCAAGCTGGGCCTGCACGTCGACACCGAAACCGTCGACGACTTCCTCGACGCCAACATCGTCGTCGCGATGCCGCCCGACGATGCGAACGTCTCGGCCACGCTGTTCAACACCGGCGAGACCTTCGACCGGCGCACCGCGGCCGTGTCGCGTATGGAGGCCTACCTTTCCATCGGGCCGCAGTACGCCGGCTACCTGTACGGCAACCACGTCAACGGGCAGGACACGCTGCTCATCTACCAGAAGACCGACGATCTGCCGGCCATCGGCTCCACGCTCGTGCTGACCAAGCGCGAAGGCTACAGCGACCAGTTCCAGCAGTACGTGCGCATTACCGAGGCCGCGTCCGAACTGCGCACCTTCGAAGACGACAAGGGCACCTACCAGCGCTACGTGCTGACGCTGCGCCTGGCGAACACCCTGACCGCCGACTTCCCCGGCTTCGACATGTCGCGCTTCGAGTACACCAAGGCGCAGATCGCGCTACTGACCAAGCTGAGCGACACGGTGGTGGCCAACGCCGCGCGCTACTACGGCGTCACCAAGCTGACCGAAGCCGCCTCGATGGGCGAATTCACCATCAAGGGCGAATCGATCTTCACGCAGCTGGTGCCCAGCGCGCAGATCGAGACGCCCATCGCCGACGCCCGGACCAACCAGATCACGGCCGGCGCGGTGTCCACTGGCAGCGCCATCGTCCAGTCGATCACGGCCACCTTCACGACCACGCAGAACCTCTTCATCGGCGGCGGCATCGCCCCGGGCTCGCTGTCCGTGGTCAATGGCGCCATCACCGTCACCGACAGCGGCGGCCGGCTCATGAGCGGGGGTGCGCAAGTTGGCACTGTCGACTACGAGAACGGCGTGCTGGCCCTGACCACCAACATCTTCGGTACCGGCGGCCTTACCTACACCGTGACCTACGCGCCCGCCGCGGCCCCGCAGTCGGTCAACCAGTCGATGGGCTTCGAGGTCAAGCAGGAAACCCGCTCGCTGAGCTATGTGCGCACCATCGAGCCGGTACCGGTGCGCGGCACGCTCTCAATCAGCTACATGAGCCAGGGCCGCTGGTACGTGCTGCGCGAGCAGGGCGACGGCGCCATCCGCGGCGCGGACAGCGGCTACGGCTCGGGCAACCTGAACTTCACGAGCGGCACCTGGGCCGTCACGCTCGGCGCGCTGCCGGACGTGGGCAGCTACATCATCGTGCAGTGGGTGGAGCCTGCCGCTGCCCGCGACAGCGACGTGCTCACGCTCGACAACAACGGCAAGTTCTACTGGCCGTTCAACACCTCCGGCGAATCGTCGCTCAATGCCGGCGCCAAGGTCATCCAGCCCGGCGCGCTCACCATCACCTGGCTCGATGGCGCGATCACGCGCACCGTGACCGACGACGGCGCGGGCGGCCTGACCGGCTACGGCACCGGCTCGGTGAGCTATGCCAGCGGCACGATCCGCCTCTCGCCGACCACCTTGCCCGC